TAACGCCAGAAGTCGTTAAAGAAAAATTGCTCAGCTCAGAGGCGGCAAAGACCGCGCTTGCTGATGAGCTCAAAACCGAAGCCAATAGCCAGATTGATGCGGCAATCGCTACAGCGTTTCCTGGCTTAACGCCGGCACAATCTGAATAACGCCCATTAAAAAAGCCCGCATCGAAATGCGGGCTTTCCTGCCGTATAAACAAAAATATCTATGCTGGCCTGAGCATCATCCCCCGGCAACATAATTCATCACGTCCCCCGCATACTCGTTAATACTTTCCAGCAGATCTTCATTTGCCTTTTTCAGGCTCAGCGTAAAATCTATTTTCCGCGCTTTGCCATCATTAAAGAATTCCGCCCTGGTCTGCTTTAAGGCCGTGATCACATACATGCCATAAATTCGCCCCGTCCCCTCAACCAGCGGCCAGGCCAGCCCGGTGTACGCCATCGCGCGCAGCATTTCGAGCGAAATATCACCGCCGCTGATCTCCGGGTACAACGTCCCGCTGAGCGTGATCGGTTCCTCACCGGCGCCGATGTACTGGTAGCGCGGCGACAATCCCACACGTTCGGATGAGACATGCCGAAAACTGTTATCCCGGCTGAATAACTCGTAAGGAGTAGTTTCCAGGGCAAACGGGAACATGCCCAAAATCATCATCATAATTTAGTCCTTATCCGTCAGACGCGACCGGGATTGCCGCCCCTGAGCGCGGGTGATCTCACTGAGCTGGCGTTTCACCTCGGCAATCAGCTGCTGAGCATTCATATGTGCGGCATCATGAATATTAATCTCAACGTGAAGATCGCCGGCGACGCTTGTACTGGTTGCCGCGCTGACCGGCGCGGGTTTATCGCGTGAGCTGAAAAGCGACGCAAGGCCGCCCCGTGGTGCCATCGTCACGCGCGGCTCTGCGTACCCTCCGTTTATCGGGATATATGACGGCAGATTTTTGAAAACAATGTCACCGAGTCGGCCAGAGTTGGCGACGCTTGAGGCGCTACTGGCGGATTTGTCTTTTTTATCGTTCGGGTTCCAGCTCTTACTGCCAAATTCTGCCCCGGCCTGATTGAGCGCCGCAGCGGCGTTAACCGATGCTTTCTGCGTTGGCAGGATGGCGTTTTTAAGCGCATTCCCCAACATGCCCCCCAGGCCACCGCCGGCCATGGATGCAACGTCTTTCTTCGTTTTGGCATCATCGGCCAACTTTTTGGCATCCCGGGTCGCTCCCAGTAACGCCATTGTTTTGGAAAGCAAACCGTCGATAAAGTTGTATAACTGGCGGAAGGGCTCCATCACATCAAGCGCAAACTGCGCAAACGCTGATTTTAAGGCATTCCCTTTCTGCGCACATTCCGCCAGTTTGTCCGTGAGGTTGCGAAACCACCGTTGGATCGGCTCCCAGTAATACACAATTCCCGCAGTGATGGCCGCAATTGCCGCCAGTGTTAGCGTGATAGGTGAAGTAAGCACTGCTAATAAGCTACCCACTGCCTCCATAGAAACCGTCGCGATACGCCCTAATGTGGTGATCAACCCGCTGGTTGTCGCCACCTCAATACCCAACATTTTAAAAGACAGTTTGACCAGTGCTAGGGGGCCTAAGATGCCGGCTACGGCGGTAATAATCGAACCGACAATGAGCAAAACAGCGCCGAGCCCCATAATGATTTCCATGATGGCGGCCGAAAGTTTAGGGTGTTTGCTGGTCCACTCCGTCACCTTTTGAATAATGTCAGTAAGGTGTTGAGTGACCAATCTCAGCGGGCTGTCCACACCTTCATACATTTCAGTGCGCAACCCAGCCCAAGCAGAGCGCAACATCATCAAATCGCCGTCAAGATTGTCCGTCAGTTCTTTAGCATTTTTCTCCGCCTCACCGTGCCCCTGAGAAATAATCTTGTTGAAGTCCTGAAGCTGGCCGCTACCGGCAGATTCCGCCAAAACTCGCAATCCACCCGCTCCAGCTTGGCCGGCGATTGCACTCGCGAACGCCAACTGTGAAGATTGGTCATAGGCAATAGATTTTTGGTGATATTCCTTCAATACCTCATCCAGCCGCCGCAGCCGGCCGGTGGAATCAGTAGTTTTAATGTTGAGCTCTGAGAGAGCTTTTTGCGCAGCCGTGGTCGGGTTGTATATCCCTTGGATAACGGACGCCAGTTGCGTGCCGGCCATGCTGCCCTCAGTACCATTTTTGGCAAATATGGCAGTTGCTGACGCCACATCCTCCAGGGACATACCAACGCCGTGCGCAATGGAACCCACGTATTTTACCGTTTCCCCAAACGACTGTAGGGTCGTTTTGGAGCGGGTAAAGGTTCCGACTAGTACGTCACCGACGTGATCCATTTTTGACGGGTCAATCTGGAAGGAATCCAGAATACTGGAACCGACTTCTGCCGCCTGACCGAGGTCAGCATGTGCAGCTAACGCCATATTGAGAACGCCGGGCAGCGCCTTTTGCGCGTTCGGGGCCGTCATGCCCCCGTTAATCAGCGCGGCCTGACCTTCGCTCGCCTGTGTGGCACTGTAGTGAGTTGTGCGACCCAATAATTTAGCCTGAGCCTCGAGCGCGGCCGCCTCTTTGTCTCCGCGTGTCAGGCGTGCAGCGGCCAGCGTTTTGGATACCTGAGCGTTGAACTCAATCCCCGGCGAAATAAATCGCTCAGAACCCCACAACATCGCACCGCCGGCAGCCGATGTTTTAATACCCGCACCGGCTAATTTTTTTTGTAGCGCTTTGGTTTTGTCGTAAGACTTTTGCGCCGCATTGGTGCGTTTAAGCCGTTCTTCCTGGGCAGCCAGCTGCTGATTGTACTGCTGCGTTTTTTTGGTGATTTGCTCCGTGGCTTTCCCACCGGCCAGCACGGTAACACCGAGATCTTTCATTCCCTGGTGAAGTGTTTTAAGGCTGGTAATTTCAGCTTTTTGCTGCACCCGCAATCCGGCGATGGCTTTTGATTGCTCTGCAAGCGCCTTTTTTTGTTCGTCAGTGCGTTGTGAGGCTGCACCAAATTCTTGCCGCAGCTTAGCGGATTGCTCTTTTGCCGCTTTCAGCGCCTCCGCGGTGCCTTTTGCCTGTTGTGACAGCCGGTCGAAACTTTTCGCGTTACGTTCTAAATTGCGGATATTGTCTTGCGTGGATTTGATCGAGGTAGCCAGCCCCGTGCTGGCTTTACGCGCTGCATTCAGGGGCCGGCTGAGTTTGTCGATTGCGCCTAGCGCAACCTTAATACTGAGGTTTGCCATTCATCATCATCCTGAACCGTTCGACCGCGCGCGCTTGCCAATCGACCAGCTCAGGCACTGGCGTAGCTTCAAGCTCAGAACGCGGCCAGTGGAAAATAGCGGCGATATCCGCCATCACATCTTCGATACAGTTAAACGGACACTCCGTTATTCCGTCACTTTGCCGGCAGATGTAGGTGTTAAAAAATCGGTCACGCCAGTAGCCAGGGCAACAAAATCAGCGTTATCCATTGTCATCACCTCCAGCTCAGTTAAAGCGGGCTCGGTTACGCGCGGCAGCAGCTTGAAAAGCGAATCAACGTCACTTTGCAGCACGTCGTATAATTTCAATCCACGTAAACAGCCGGGCTGCTTCATGGTGTCCGTGATCGTCACTTCTTTGATCTCGGTTTTGCCGCGCAGAATCGGCGTGTTTAATGCAATTTTAACTGACATAAAATGATCTCTCTTTGAATGGCCGGCAATGCCGGCACAGGATGAAGTTAAAGCCCCAGGGCCTTGCGCATTGCCGCCGCTTTGTCCACGCCATTTACAACGTGAATAAAGTTCAACGCATCAACCTCCAACACCACCACACTGTTTACAGTGACTTTGCAGTAGGTGTTTTTCAGGGTGTATTTATGCTGCGTATCGTCTCCGACTTTCGCGGTCCCCCAGTCGGTTTCGGTGAAGCGACCGCGGGTCTGAATCTCACAAGTGACGATGCCGGCCGTGCTGTCATCCTGGTATGCGCCGGCAAAACGCAGCTGCATCCCGTCGGCGGTATCCGTGCCCATTTTGCTCAGCAGCTCAACGGCGATCCCCCCGACAGTGATGTCCATATCCAACGCACCATCATCAAAACCCAAATCGACATCAACTGAGGCCAACATGCCGCCGCCGCGGTAAGTCTGCGTTTTGCGAGTGAATTTAGGCAGCGTCAGTTCCTCGGCTACGCCGATCATGCTTTTGCCGTCTACGAAAATATTGAATTGTTTTAATTTGCCTGGAAGTGCCATTGATCACCCCTCCCTTAACTGGCGGTATCGCTACTGGCGACAGTGGAGAACACACTGAAATAGCTGTCAGTGAAATCCTGGATAAGTTCCAGATCTTCCAATGGCGGCACCGGCGTGTAGTTGTAGCTGATGGTGAGCTTGCCCTGACGTAAATCCGTGGTGTCATTTTCAGCGGTATCAAACCAGGCTTTACCACCTAACAACTTGCCGGCAGTGACCAGCCCTGACAGTTTGGCGTTAATGCCATCAACGATGTCTTTCGCCAGTGATGGCGTCATAGGCACATCAATATATTTCGCGTGCGCCTCGGCCACCGTATCCGCCAGAACCTGAGCGGTACGGGTGTACACCTCGAAAATATAGGTTTCAGTATCGCAGGTGCGGTTCCCCCAAAAGCGGAACCCGGAACGCTTAATCAGCGCCGTGACGTGCCCGTTGTTGAGTAAATCGGTGTCACTGTCCGTATCCTGGAGCGAGTAGTAAATATCTTTGCTGATCCCAGTTACGCCACTGACGGCCACGTTAGAAAGCGATTTATGCCAGCCGACGGTTTGATCAATATACGCCCGCAGACCGACGGCCACGGCCGGTGCTGGCAGAGTAACGGTTTCACTGGCGGTGGTGTCGTAGGCTTGCCAGTCGGGGTAAATCACCATGATCTCGCGTTCGCTAAAGTTATCCGCGTACTCGATAGCCTCCGCCACGCTGTTGCAACCGTTCGCGCCGACGTAACAGAAAGCACGGAGTTTTTTAGCGAAAACAGCCAACTGTACAGCAACGGGCTGAGAATCCAGACCCGGCGCGGCCAGAATGCGCGGCCGATACCCGACGCGCGCCTCAGCGGAAAGCAACGCGTACATGCCTGTGTAACGGCCGTCTTTGTCAGTACCTCCAATCGTTAAAGAATCCTGATCGGGTACATCGTTATCACTGGCATCAGGCGTGTAGTTTTCTACCTCGGGCACGCGGATCACAACGGTTTTCGGACTGCACAAATTCGAGATTGCGACCAGTGTCGAGCGTAATGTGCCAGAGGTGCCGGCTTTGCCGAGTGCTGTTGAAACACGGGTCAGCAGCACCGGCGTATTCAGTGGAAATGTATCCTCGTCTGCGTCGTCACCGGTGCAAACAATTCCGATCACCGATGAATCAATATCATTGATCGCATCGGCGAGATTGGTTGTCTCAGTGACACGCGTCCCGTGGTGGAATGTCGTTTCAGCCATCTTGCTTTACTCATTTGATGAACATTGCACACATCATCTCTGCACCGCCCGCAATGCGTCACGCGGTTGCCTTTGTCACAGGTATCTCACAAGGGAAAGCCGTTGCCCCACCACGCGCGCGCGGGCGACGATGTTACCCTCACCAATGAAGGGAGCAAGTTTTAAATGGCTGATTTAGAGGCAGAAACCGCGCAGGACATCGAGCAGATATTCAACAAAATGCAAAGCTACAGCCCGCGCCCAAGCTTTGACATCAAGGTCGCCGGTGAATCTGTGCCAAAAGTTAACGAGCGCCTGATCTCTCTGACCGTTACGGATAACCGCGGATTTGAGGCGGATTCCATTGATCTCGTACTGGAAGATTCTGACGGGGCTATTCAGTTACCACCACGGGGCACGCAGATATCCGTAGCGATTGGGTGGGAGGGTGCGCAACTGGTATACAAAGGCATGTACACCGTTGATGAAATCACCCACTCGGGGCCGCCGGACCGATTGACGATCAGCGCACGGAGTGTCGATTTTCGGGACTCATTCAATGTAAAACGTGAGTACAGCTGGCATAACACGACGGTGAGCTATGTCGTGCGGGCCATTGCCAGCCGCTACAATCTGAAAGCCGGCATCAGTACAGACCTGGCAGACATTGAGATCGACCACGCCGACCAGACCGGCGAATCAGATATCAGCTTTCTCACCCGTATGGCTGAAATGCTCGGCGCAGCGGCAACGGTGAAAAATGGCACCCTGCTGTTTATCACGCCAGGTTCTGGCCGTTCTGCCAGCGGCAAGGTATTGCCGTCTGTAAAAATCACCCGGCAATCCGGCGATCAGCATAATTTCCGTATCGCTGACCGGGACGCGTACACAGGCGTGACAGCCTACTGGATGGATTTAAATTTCGGCAAAAAACGGAAAACGACAGTCCGGGGAAAGCGTAAGCCGCGAAAAGAGAAATCCAGCAGCCGGGAAGGTAATTATCTGGAAGGTGCAGAGGGAAATGTTTACGTATTGCGCTCAACATTCAAAACAGAAGAAGCCGCCAAGCGCGCCGCTACTGTGAAATGGCAACAGTTAAAACGAGGGGCGGCTGAATTTTCCATGACGCTGGGACGCGGCATGCCAGAATTGTACCCGGAGCTGCACGCAGAAATGAGCGGGTTTAAATCGGTGATTGATGAGGCAGACTGGACGATCACCAGGGCGGTGCATAACATCGGCGGCCGGGGCTTCACCACTGAGCTGGAGTTTGAGGTGCGGCTGACAGATTGGGTACTGTCCGCCAGTGCAGAATAATTCATCAACTGTTATACTTATCGCAGCAGAAAGTTAGGCGGAGGTATAACAAAATGATGAGATGTCCGAAGTGCAGAGCGGCGACGCGCACACGTACCAGCGAGGAGCTCAGCCCATTAACCCGGCGTAGTTATCATCAGTGCCAGAATATGCATTGTGGTCACACATTCACGACCATGACGCAATACGAAAAAGCGATAAACGACACAAAGCCCACGTTTGAAATCGCTATCCCCCACGCGGCATTCCCCAGAAGTCACACCGGTGAAAATCAGTTAGATCTGACACTTTAAATCAGCCCGCGAATGGCGGGCTTGATTCATTTTGAAGGGGTGTATCACCAATAATTACTTAGGTAATCGGCCCTCGCCTACGTAGTAGTCCACGAGCTGATTCGTTTGGGTATTGATGGAGCACCAATACGCCATAT